GGTCATCATCCTCAGCGATGGCTGGCAGGCTGACCACATCCCATTGTTCGCCACCTTCATTGGCCTGTTCTAATAGCTGACCAGCCAAGTCAAGGCTATGCCATCTGGTCATAATCAGGACGATTGCCGCACCAGGGTGAAGGCGTGTGTACAGGTCGTTTTGATACCAGTCCATGACGCGAGCACGATAGGTGGGTGATTCGGCTTCAGCTCGTGACTTCACTGGGTCGTCAATGATCACCAGGTCGGCACCATAGCCGGTCACACCCGATCCTACACCGACCGCATAAAGCCCGCCGCCATGTTCGCTTGACCACTGATTTTGCTTGTTCTGATCGTCGGAAAAGTTAAATCCAAACTCTTTTGCGATGCGTCGCGTTTGTCGGCTGAACGTGCAGGCCAGCGAGTGGTTATAAGCCCCGATAATTATCCGTAAACCTTGATCCACCAATAATCTATAAGCAGCATAATGAATCGTTGCCAGCTCGCTCTTGCCGTGCCTGGGCGGCAGGAAGAGCATCAATCGTTTGACTTCACCGGTCGTCACCCTGTCCAACGCCCGGCGGCACTCCGCCAAGTGTTCTGGCGACCACTGGTGATCCGGCTTTGCGGCCTGTAGAAACCGGTTTAGCCCCTTTGGGATCAACTGTCTGTCGTGGTGGGGTGTCGCACTCATTGTCTATGGCCGCCCAGTCCACTTGGGGCTTGTCAGAGATTTCGATGCTGCTGGCAACCTTGCCATCACGGCGTTCAAGGTACTCTTTCAGGAACGCAAAGTTGCCGTCCAGAATGTTTTGAAGCCAGATCCGAGAAATGTCGCGTTCGCTTTTCTCTAAGCCAATCAATTCAATCAGGTCGTCAATCTGACGGCGACCACGGCTGTATCCGGCTGAGTTGCCAGACGCGCCTTTTTTGAATTGTGTCTCTGGGTTCGGGAACTTGCCCATATCTCACCTTCTTATTCACCTGCTTATTCACCTGCTTGCAGGTGGGTCAACATCTCTCACTCAACGTCCCGAAGTCCCGGCGGCCTAGCGCCATGATTCCCTCGTCCAGGCTTGTCAATTACACCCTTCCGCCGCAGTCTTTGCATCAAAGCCCGTTGCTTGATCGCGATGTTGCGAAACTTGGCCCAAAAGGCCATGAGTTCCGTTTGTTCTGTCATGGCTCGTTTGATGGCCGCGTCCAGTTGTTTGCTGGCTCTCGTGCAACTTAAGCAAATCGCATAGCGATGCTGGTCAACCTTCCGCCCATCAACACAATGAGGACAGGGTTGATTCGGCGTACCTTCCGTCCAACCAGAGGCGTCCACACCTATCAAAACAGGTTGTACGCCGTGGATAGAACGGATAAGTCGCCTTGTGATATTCTGGTCGATTTCCCCATCCGTGGGAGCGATCGAGTCTGAACCTAATGGTTCATTCATATCTTGACGATAATCACAGGAGGTACCGACCGTCAATAGGGTCCTCAAGATTTTGTACCTCCTGCCTCTGCAAACTCGATGTACGCCTTGTACATCTTGTCGCCCTTCAACTCTGAGTAATCAAACTCAGCCGCCATCATGCGAAACGCCTTGTCCACAATCTGCAAACGATTCCAAAGGCTCAAAGCAACCGCCTTGCCTTCGCTGTCTGTGAGAGCTGCGATATCATCAAGATTGATCATCATAGTTTTCCCTGTCAAAAATGCCTTCGTATGGTGATACCGGTGATACCAGTAAGCTGTTGGTAACCTCGTCAATCGCTTCAGTGATATGCTCAATACAGGCTGCCTTGGCTTTCTTTAGACAGTCAAATTCGTCACTCCAGTAGTCTTGATTCAACTCCTCTAAAGACATTTCTTCCGGCATGTATTTCAGACTTCCAATGCTGGCATAATAAGTGGTGTTGTCCAAAGACAACTCGATATGCGCCCAATACTTTCCATGGGACAGCGTCCAGCTTGTGCCATCAGTCGTGCACCATCGTTGCTCAATCATTGTGCTTGCCTCGTCTTGTCTTTCTTTCGCCGTTCGGTGTCCACCATAGCCAGAACCACTGGTATGATTTCATTCATAAAGTATTTGCTTTCGTCTTTCGTTCTTATCGCTTGAGAAAGCCAGAACGCTTCCGCCGCCTGATCTGTCTCGGCTTCACCTTCCTTGTTCCCTCGTCGAAACCGATGTTCCATAGCACTCACAATGCAGTGATAAACCTCATGGTTCACTCGCGGTTTCAGCCAGGCGCTCAGTTCATTGTTGGCAAAGTCGATAAACTCGCGGCCACTGGCCAACAGGTAGTAATCAGGACAGCTCATCAATCTTCCTCCTTCTGAATCTCACTGACCCTGTAAGCATGTTTAGCCTTTCTGTTTTGATGGTATCCATTCAAATACCGATTTGGTTTCACTGGGATGCCAGTCACACTCCGTTGACCTTTGGCGCTAGCCATCAGTTCGGTGATTGCTGGATATCCGTGATTCGATGTGTTGCCATTTGAGCGATCATCCAAGATCGCGTTCGCGTGCATCCGCTCATATTCCGTGCCGATTCGCTTCAGCTCCAATAGTTGATGCTGTGGCATGACTTCCATTTCAGTTCGTGAGAACCTGATCTCAGCTCGCTTGGATTTCATTTGGTTGCTCCACAGTTTCAACGATGACAAAAGCCGAATCCTCATCGCCCCAACATTTGCGAGCCTCTCCCGAAATCACCTGGCTGTCATCCTTCCAGAGCACCCCCTTGAAAGCATCTTCCAAACACCGCAACAGCTTTGTTCTATCCGGTTTCTGAGTGTGCCAGAATGGTGCTGTCGGCTTCATGATGGCCGAATTCTTGCCAGTCCGGAAATGCGCTTTAGGTCTCGCAAATGTAAACAGAACTTGCAGATTGATTGGCCCTGATGCACACCCCCAGCCCGATTCCTTCACGGCTGTGGTCGCAGCTCGCTTGCACAGCGTTTGCCACTTAGCTTTCCCTTTTGCCGTATCAACCACAACAATCCTTCCTGTCTTGCTGTGCTGAAACGCTTTCTTTGAGCCTGATGGCGATGGCTTGCCTAGGATGGTAAAGGATATTTCACTCATACCTTCCTCCAAATCGTGTCAATCCCTTGATCAGTCACCGTGTAATCACCAAACAGGTTTGGTGATTCAGCCTGCAACACTGACAAGACAGCAATCGCCAGCCGTTGAATTTCAGCGTCCGCATGAATCGAGCCACGCAGCTCAAGGAAGTGTCGCCATGCTCTGGCGTTGCCTGTGACAAAGATTTTTGTCTCAGTGCAGTTTGGGAGGACAGCGCGAGCGGCCTCGCGGCATTTCTTGCGTCGAAGTGTCGGGCTGTCGATGTCGGCAAAGTCGTTGTATTCCAGCGTTTCGCACAGCGCCTCGTAATGTCCCTGCGCTCGGCCAATGGCCTGAGCCCAGATCGCTTCTGGCGTGCTTCCTGGCTTGATGCCTGGTGGTCGCACAAACGCACAGTCCGACTCGTCCACATATCGTTGACTTAGCTGCGAATAGCTCATGCCAGCACGATGCCTGACCAGCTCGTGCGTCAGTGACCTGCTCACTCCTGTGAATATCATCGAGTAAACCGCATGTTCCAGAACTGAGCCGTGGCCCACTTCCAAGATGTGATTTATGTAAGCCTGATTGCCACCTGGTCGCGGCTTGGCAAAGCTCATATAGCACAATCGGCCAGCGATCTCCACGAGATGCTCGCTAGCATTGTCGGTGTCGCTGTTCCAGTGTGCGACTCCGTGGGCTTCCAAGAACTCGGCACAATCAAGGCTGTTAAGTTCTTGTTTGCCGACCAGGTAGACGGATGGAGCGTTAATGATGTTCATGAAATTATCTTCCCACCGGCGATGGTTTAAGCAGATCAGCAGGGGAGACCTTTACGGTTTTTAATGCCATATACTGAGCTGAAAGTTTGCGCGAATCCAAATCAAACTCACGCTGTTTTTCTGTTGAGAAATGACTAATATCAACACCGCCCATCCCAGCTACGGCACGCTTGTATTTGCGGTATCCGCTTCGTTGACGCTTGCAATTGTGCTCATAGGCTTCAAGGTCGGTCAGGACGTGTACAGATCCTTTGTAAGCCTTTACTGTCCACTGCAAACCGATTCGGTGCAGTTCCCGTTCGATCATGCCGGCAAGCTGGACATCTGGAGGCATCGCCCCAGATTGCTCTTCATTTGGATCAACTCCCATGATCTTCAAAACGTCCTCGTTTTCGATCACGTCACCTTTTGCAAGATGATCAATGAAATTTAAGTTTGCCATCTGTATGCCTCCTGTTGATGTTTCAATCCAGAACCGTCGAATCCGCATGGACAAATGTTTCGTTGCCACATGCGGCCCTTGCCTAGCCATGCCATGCCGAACCTCGCCCGGCCGAGCCGTACCGGGCCGCGCCGAACCACGCCCCGCCCAACCAGACCTCACCGCACCATGCAAATCCGCACCGATAAATGTTTCGTCATCAAGTGCGGCCCTTGCCAAACCGTGCCTCGCCTAACCGGAACTCGCCTAGCCGAACCCCGCCATGCCTCGCCTGACCCTACCGTGCCCAGCCTCACCATTCCTAACCGCACCACGCAAATCCGCACCGATGAATATCGCATCACCTTGTGCGGCCCTTGCCTTGCCTTGCCGAGCCATGCCAGGCCCTGCCGCACCGCGCCTGACCCAACCTAGCAAATCCGCACCGATAGGCTTTCACTACCTTGTGCGGCCCATGCCGTGCCAAGCCATACCGGACCACACCCCGCCAGGCCGCGCCTTACCCCTCAAAGCCATACCCCGCCCCGTTAGACAGTCTTGACCTCAGTAACCTCAAACAGCCCAAACTTAGGCCGATAGTCACCGATCCCGATAAATCGGCCTGAGGTCTCAAGAATTGATTTGAAAGTGGATACGTCCAGATCAGAAAGCATCGCTTCAAAAGTGCAGTTCCACACGGCAAATATAGGCCGGTAACGCATGATCCGTGATCGGCTAATCATTACGCCGCGAACGTCCCGATACTTTGGGAGTTCCCAAAAGTCATCCGCTGTAGCCTTTTTGCCAGCCGGGTGGTCGTGGACAAGAGTCGGATTGTCGTTGATTAGGATAGACGCCTTTGCAATCTGGCCTTGTTTCGATCGCTTGGCACCGGCCACGCAACAGGCTTCCAACATGGTCCCAAGGATGACTGGCTTTTTGGCCTCATCACAATAAAACGAGGAGTACCAGTCGATTCTTGCTAGTTCAAGATGGTCGGAATCGGTTTTATTTTTCTTGCCGCTGACAGCTTTACGAGCCTTGGCCCACTCGGATAGTGGATCGGCACCGGCTGCACTGTGCATCAAAAGAGGACGCACGCCACGAATATTGACTTTGACTGTTTGGAAATCGCTCATGATACTGCCTTGTTGGTTAATGTCCGTTGTTTCGCTTCCCACACTTCCAGCCGATCCACATTAATTTCGCGGGGCGCTTCGATGCCCAGCTTGATTTTGTCGCCGCGAATTTCAACGACTGTGACGATGTGGCCGTCAATGATGATGGATTCATTCTTCTTCCGTGATAAAACTAGCATTGCTGTAACCTCCGTGATGCGTTTGAATTGATGCCGGGAGTGGTCAAACTCCCGGCGCGAGTGTGATAGGTCAACTCCCCCTGGTATCCTTGTGAGTTCGGCAGGCTGATTGCCCACGAACAAACTCGAATCAACCAACTAGGAGTCTGTCAGCAGCTGGATTTAGCCCCTGACAAGCCGCCCAAGGGAATTGAACCCTTGCAAATCTCAATAACAGAGAGAACTCGAGATCTGAAACCATTTGCGACAAAATGCCATCCGTGGCAGCGGTCACCATCCATG